CGATCGTGCCCAACTGAGTGAGATCGTCCAGCGGGTGCGGGACGGACGACTGCGGACGAACATTGGCAACGTCTCGACCCTCGACGATGCCGTCGCCGCCTTAAACCCGACCGAGCGTATCAGCGGGAAGACGATCATTCGCGTTCGTCCGTGAGCGACACGCGCCTATCGATGCACGCGGCCGGCCGGCGCTGTCCGTATCGGCCGGCTGCGTCCTATCAGCCCCCGCCACAAAGAGGCAGCCATGGCTTTCACGTTGAAGATCAACGGCACATCCCATGAGATGGGATGTCGAAGGCGACACCCCCCTACTGTGGTTGCTGCGCGGCGCGGTCTGGGCGATCTTCCCAAGCCTTTCCTGACTTCGACAGCCAGACACTGAAGCCAAGAGCGGAATGAACTTCAGGCGCACCACGCGACGATGCGACGCCAGGCTGAAGAGTGGCTCCATCGCCGACAGCTGCCGTGGCGCACATTTGGCGCGTGCGTCGGAACGACCTGGGGGACGTTTACGCTAAATACGCCGAAACCCGCGTGATGTTCCGCCGGTCTTAGAAACTTTACAACCAAACTTAGTACGCCGGCCGACTTACGCCGGGCGAGAACGCTGCGCGCGCCGCGAGCGGCCAGGGGCAGCAGTTCCTGCGCGCCGAATTGCCCGGCATTCTCGCCAAGCGTACTGACGTTGATCACAAGATCATCCGGGGAGGACAATCTTTTTAGGAGTGCGATCTATTATCCAATTATGCGCAAAGGCCGACGGTGGATCTCGCATTTCATAACCGCAATACGAGGCATGACGGCGCAAGATCGAGAAAGCAATCTAACAGGAATGTTGTTAGCTCTGTTGTGCGAAAGCACACCGGAGCGAGTCGTGTTGTCTGGCGTCTACGCCGGCCGGTGGGCTGACCCGTTACCGGCGAAAGTAAGTCGCACCAAGGAGAACCACGTCCCGACACCTCAGGAGGGCGGAGCGCCGCCGCCTTAGGCCCTGGTTTATCGGTTTCCCCGCGAAACCAGGCTCGTCGCGGCCGTCCTCCGCCGCCAAGGACGGCCGCATCCACCCGCGTGACCTATTCATCGAAAATGGGTCGTTCGATGTGCGGATCCGTTCTACCTTATGGAGGGGGTTAGACGTGCACATCCTGCTCGAGCAATCGACGTGACGAAGCAACCGAGAACAGCGAGACTGCTGCAGTATCGCGCAGTTGCGGTTACCGCCGCGATGCTGGTCTCTACTACCGTAGTAACGCCCGGTTTGGGTCAGTTCAGACGAGAGCGTAACTCAGCTGTTCAGTATGCGCAGTTCTGTGACCCGAAGGAGCGATGTGACGCCGCCGACGCTCCCAGGATCTACTGCCTGGATGACAGCGCTTGATCCGGCTATCGGTCCTGATCGGAAAGAGACTCGAGAACACCGAGATTTCCGCTCAGGAAGTGTTGCGCACCTCGTGCTGACCAAAAGAGGCAGGAATTAAAGCAGACGTATGTGCTGCCGATGCGCGCGCCGTTTCCGTGAAGGGCGACTGACACTCCTTCAGTAGGATTGGAAAAGATGCACCGAAAGAAAATTGCTGAGACGCTAGGATGCTATGTGGTTCGTTATTTAGCCGGCGTATTCATGAAGTCTCTTATTACAGTTTTGGTCGTAGCCACGTTCGTTGTCGCTCTTGGTTCGGTTCTCCGGGCAAATGCAGCGCGCCGGTCCACGCCTAATTACGACCAGAAGCACGCGCCCCACCCCAGCCTCAGCTCCGAAAGACGAGTTATCGGAACCAACGCAATAAGATGCATCGTGGAGCGCACCCGTTGAGCGGCTGCGGGGCAGTGCGATATTTGCTCAGCATGTTTCCTTATCCGTTCCGGTTTTCAAAAACGGATCCGAGTTCCATAACGCGTCATTACGCGAATCACCGATGGGTGGGCCTGTATCCTATTGAAAACCCCCTATTCAAAGTTCATTTAACGCGTACAACTGATCCGCACGTGGATGATACCGCTATGTCCGCTGTAAAGTTGCGCGATGTTCCTGGGCACTTTTTTGATCCCCATGCTTGGACTGAAATCGTGGCGTTCACTCGAACGAAGCAGAATGCAATTGAGCTACTTGACGCGGAAAATCCTCAGATTTCGTCGACGTGGTGGGACTGCGCGCTTCCTGAGACACTTGAACAGGACAGAAGCAGGTTCTTTGCGAGAGGCCGATCACTTCGGTCTGAATTCCATAGAAACCTCATTGCAGGCACGTACGACGCTGTTGGGTTCTTTAGCGGAACACCGGAGCGCGTTTGCATCCCCCGAGAACGCCTGACAGAGCTCTACCCTCGATTTGCAACAGAGCGGCTGGTCGGTCGTGATATAGAATTCACCTGGGTCCTTGTCACCGAAGCAGACAAAAGAGAGACCTCAGCGGCACAACTTCAGCGACACATGATGGATTGGATGAAGGCCCGTCGCGCAGAAGGTGTGAGGCTTAGAAAAATCCTTCTGCCCCTCGCCAAGCGCCATTTTGATTCCCAATTTAACCAGCGCGCCTTCGACGTGGCCTACAAATCGGTTTTTGACAGCCATCGCGGGCATCCCCCTAAAGGACTGTAACTACTGCGCTTTTAAATCGTCGATTTAAGGCGCTTTTGACACACGACGTTGTGCTGCATGGAAGATGCCCCCGGGCATCAATCTTTGCGCGAGCGATGCGGCAAGCCGGGGATGATGCTTTCTCATTCACCGGGAAAAATTGCCATGCCTTCGGCGCGCAGAATCAAAAGGTTCCAAATCGCTGCTAATCCTCCGGCTCACCCCAAACCAGAGATTGAATGGGTCGGGATCGGAGCATTGGCACCCGCGCCGAACAACGCCCGCACCCATTCCAAGCGGCAGCTCAAGCTGATCGCACGCTCCATTGAGCGGTTCGGGTTCATGAACCCGATCCTCATTGATGGCGAGCGCGGGATTATCGCGGGACATGGGCGTTGGGCCGCCGCCAAGCTCCTGGGTCTTCAAAAAGTGCCGGTACTGAGGTTCGAGCATCTCACTGACGCCGACAAGCGCGCCTACATCTTGGCGGACAACCGAATTGCGGAAAAGGCAGGTTGGGATCGGGAGATTCTCGCAATCGAGCTGCAAGCCTTCGTTGACATGGATTTCGACATCGAGCTCACCGGCTTCGAAATGCCCGAGGTCGAGCTGATCCTCGATGAAGCCATGGAGTTGGGCCAACCACCCGTCTCGCCCGAGGACACGGTACCTAAAGCGTCCTCTGGGCAGCCTGTCGTACAGCCAGGGGATACATGGATATTGGGTGCGCATCGCATGCATTGCGGCGATGCACGGGATAACAATGCCTATAAGACGCTGCTGGGAGGCTGCAAGGCGGAATTCGTATTCACCGATCCACCATATAACGTCCCCATTGCGGGAAACGTCAGCGGATTGGGAAGCGTCCGGCATCGCGATTTCACCATGGCCTCCGGCGAGATGAGCCAGTCGGCATACATTGCTTTCCTGCAAGATGCCATTCGACTTCTGTGCGCACATACGGAAGACGGCTCGATTCATGACATCTGCATGGACTGGCGCCACGCTTACGAGATGCTGGTCGCGGGCCGAGCGGTCTACAGGGAGCTCAAAAATCTCTGCATCTGGAACAAGAGCAATGCCGGGATGGGCTCTTTCTACAGGTCCAAGCACGAGCTCATCTTCATCTGGAAGTCGGGCCGCGGCTCGCATGTGAATAATTTCGAGCTGGGTCAGCATGGCAGATCACGATCCAATGTATGGGATTACGCCGGCGTAAATTCGTTCAAGCAGGGCCGCATGGATGAACTGGCTATGCATCCGACAGTCAAGCCAGTGGCACTTGTGGCAGATGCAATCCGGGAGCGAGGTCGAAGCCGCTGCCAACCTCAGCTCCAGCGAGAAGGAGATGATGGAGGAGCTCCTAGCGTCGAAGGGTATCGGGAATCCGAAATCAAAGCCGCGGAGATGATCTATGCCCCGATCACATACCCTCAGTCCCCAGGCTAAGCGCGAGGTCGTCGACGAACTGATGCGGCGCAACCTCACGGCCTTTGTCCGAAGGTCCTTCGAGACGGTCGTCCCCGGCGAAACCCTGCGCTTGAACTGGCACATCGATGCCATGACTTACGCCCTGGAGCAGGTCCGGCAAGGCAAGATCAGGCGCCTGATCATCGCCATTCCCCCGCGTCACCTCAAGTCGATCACGACATCAGTGGCATTCCCGGCGTTTCTCCTGGGGCATGACCCAAGCTCCAAAATCGTTTGCGTGAGCTATTCGACCGACCTCGCGATCAAGCACGCAAGGGACTGCAAGGCGGTCATGACCTCCCGCTGGTATCGCCGAATATTCCCTGGCATGTGCATCTCGGAAAAGAATACCGAGCTTGAGACCGTCACTACCCAGCGTGGATACCGGCTCGCCACCTCACCGGGAGCCACCCTCACCGGCTTGGGCGGCAATTACATCATCCTTGATGATCCGATGAACCCCAAGCAGGCGATGTCAAAGGCACAGCGCAGCTCGGTCATCCAATGGTTCGGAAATACGCTCCTTACCCGCCTGAACGACAAGAGTAAGGATGTAATCATTGTCGTCATGCAGAGGCTGCATGTCGATGACCTGGTCGGCGCCTTGCTCGAACAAGGCGGCTGGCATCACCTCGACCTGCCGGCAATTGCGGACGCTCCGCAGAAGGTCCCGATCGCACGGAACAAATTTCATCGTCGGAAGACAGGCGACATCCTGCACCCTGCGCTTGAGCCCGCTCATATCCTGGAGGAAATCAAAGCGCGAATGGGAACAATGGATTTCTCCGCTCAGTACCTGCAGCGGCCGATTCCGGCCGAGGGGAACCTGATCAGGCGCGAGTGGATCAAGCTTTATCGTGCTTTACCTGAGAAAAAGCCCGGCGATTATAAGGTGATCAGCTGGGACACAGCGATGAAGCCCACGGAAATCTCCGACTACTCCGTTGGCACGACGTGGTATGTGCAGGGGGACAACTGCTATTTGACTGACCTGGTACGCGGCCGCTTTGATTTTACCGAGCTCAAGCGCGCAGTGATCAGACAGAGAAATCAGTGGCCTGACGCTCACATTTTGATCGAGGACAAGGGATCGGGAACCAGCCTCATTCAGCAGCTGCGTCACGAGCAGGTCAATACGATCGCTATTTCACCGGAAAATGACAAAGTAACCCGGCTATATTCAACCCAACCGCGCTTTGAGAGCGGATCAGTGCACTTTCCTGAAAATGCCTTCTGGCTCGATGACCTGATTGGTGAGCTGCTGGGATTCCCAGAAGGTCGTCATGACGACCAGGTCGACTCGATCTCCCAGGCATTGGCTTGGATCGAGAAAAGGAAACGGAGCCATGTGCCGATTGTTGCCCCGATTATCGTTCGCGTTCGCAACCCGTACCGGGAGGCGTTTCCGGATTATCGCGGCCTTCCCTAAGGGATTGGTTTCAGATCCCGCGACAAAAGCCGCTTGGTCAAGGGATGCAGCAAGTGGCCGAAAACCAGCAATAAGATAATCCAGAAAGCACTGGACTTTCGCTGCACACAGATCGTCACTGGTGCCCCGCACAAGGGAGCCTAAGTGCCCACGGGATCCCTACCCCGCCGACCATGTGGCCGTTGCGGGGTTTCGGTGGTGACGGCGCGACACGTCGTTGTCCAACCGAATGGAGATCCCAATCATGTCTTCGAACAAATTGACGGACGCACAGCTTGTGCTGTTGTCCTCTGCCGCACAGCACTGGGAGGGTGCGATAGAAGTCGGCCTCAAGGGCGCCGCCGCTAAAAAGATGGTCGGCAAGCTCCTGCAGGAGGGGTTGATCGAAGAAGTGCCCTCCCGCGGCTCGCTGCCATTATGGCGCCGCGACGATAACCTGGGCGCGCTGGCGTTGTGCATTACTGAACGGGGCCTTGCTGCCATTCGCGTTGAGCCGCACGTGGCTGAAGTGAAGATCGACGACGAAGCGTCCGAGACCCAAAGCGGGGTCGACCTCGCACCCAAACAATCGTCGCGCCGAGTCACAGCTGCCAATCGCACAAAGAGTAAAGGCGAGACCGTCCGAGGGTCGGTAAAACCAAGCTCGCGCGATTCGAAGCAGGACCGTGTGGTTGAGATGCTACTGCGCCGACAGGGAGCAACCATTGTGGCCATGAAGGCTACGGGCTGGCAGCAGCACTCCGTTCGCGGATTCTTTGCAGGCGTGGTGCGCAAGAAGCTCGGATTGAACCTCGTATCCGAGAAGAATGGCGGCGAACGGGTCTACCGCATCGCGATCAAGAATAGATCGCGCAAGGGCAAGTCGCGCAAGGTGGCATGACGAGGGGCGCGGGCGCCCGGTCAACCTCGACCGAACGCCCGGCCTTGGTGAACGCGCATCCGACTCAGCAGATCGACGGCTATGTCCCGATACCAGAATGTCGATCCGAAGATTGAGCACCTGGAACAGCTATCGCGCGCCGAATTGCGCATCCTGTGGGAGCAAGAATTTGCCGAAAGTCCACCTGCATCGCTTGGGCGCGACGTTCTTGCGCTCGCAGTTGCATATGCGCGGCAAGAACGGCACTACGGTGGGCTCGCGAACCCGGTTGCGAGGGAGCTGGACCGGCTGCTGGCGCGCGTGCTTCGTGACGGCGACGCACCCCAAGCTTCCACGGTACGGCTGCCCCGAGCCGGCACTATCCTGGTACGGGAATGGCGCGGGGTGATCCACCACGTCACGATCGTGGAAGACGGCTTCCTCTGGAACGGCAAGTCCCACCGGAGCCTTTCGAGCATCGCTCGGGCCATCACCGGCACGAAATGGAGCGGACCCCGCTTTTTCGGCATGCGTGAGTTGAAAAGCAAGCCACCGGAGCCCGGCCGTGGCGGCTAACGAGCGAAAATTCCTCCGCTGTGCCGTCTACACGAGGAAATCGTCTGAACATGGCCTGGAACAGGACTTCAATTCGCTCGATGCCCAACGGGAGGCCGCCGAGGCCTATATCAAGAGCCAAGTGCACGAGGGCTGGAGGCTAATCCGAACTCGCTATGATGACGGCGGGCTTTCCGGCGGCACGCTGGACCGCCCCGCCCTGCAATCGCTGCTTGAGGATATCCGAGCCCGCGCGGTCGATGTTGTAGTCGTCTACAAAGTCGATCGTCTGACCCGCTCCTTGGCCGATTTTGCCAAGCTGGTCGAGCTGTTCGAGGCCCACGACGTCTCGTTCGTGGCCGTGACCCAGCAGTTCAACACGACGACCTCGATGGGACGCCTTACCCTTAACGTCCTGCTTTCATTCGCCCAGTTCGAGCGGGAGCTGGCGAGCGAGCGTATCCGGGATAAATTTGCGGCGTCCCGGCGCAAGGGCATGTGGATGGGCGGCACCATTCCGCTCGGCTACGACGTCAAAAATCGAAAGCTTGTCATCAATAGCGAAGAGGCCGACCGAGTTCGACTGGTCTTTCGGCATTACCTGGCTTTAGGATGTGTCTCCGCACTGCAGGAGGACCTCGAACGTCGCGGTGTCCATAGCAAGCGGCGTATTCTGACGTCCGGTCGGGTGCTCGGTGGGTTCTCCTTTGGTCGGGGTGCTCTTTACCACCTCCTTCAGAACCGCATTTACCGAGGTGAAGTCGTGCACCAGGGCGTTGCATATCCGGGTGAGCACGAGCGGATTGTCGACGAAGAGCTGTGGAGCGCGGTCCAGACCAAGCTCGAAGAAAATCGGGGGATACGCCGCAGGTCGCGAATCGAAACCGGGGCGCTCCTTGGTGGATTGATCTTTGATGACCGCGGCAATCTCATGTCTCCGACTTATTCGATCCGTCGTGGCAATCGTTATCGGTACTATGTTAGCCGAGCTCTGATGCGTGGTCGCCAGGCAGACGCGGGCTCACAAGGCCGTGTCGGTGCGGACGACGTCGAGCGACTGGTTGTCGAAACCCTCAGTCGGCAATTGTCCCGGCCCGAGCTGCTGAACGACGTGGCTTCCGGAAGCTGGAGCATCGGGACCCGGTCAGGAAGCTGGACTTCCGAGACCCGCAAACTTGTGCAAGACGCCATCGAGCGTGTCATTGTCGGCCGCAGCGAAGTCCAGGTGATCCGCAAGATCACCACAGGATCGCCTTCATCTGGGGAGGCATATGAGGACGGCGACATGCCGAAAATCCACACCGTGCCATTGCCTGCCCCACGGCCGCGTGCACGCAAGGAAATCGTTGTCCCGGACGGCGGCGAGCGTGCGCCGAGACGAATCAATCATGCGCTCATCCTCGCGATCGCCCGAGCCAGAACATGGATGCAGGGCCTTCGCATCGGAAATTACGCGGACACCGTGGAAATCGCACGACGATACAAGCTCCACGACTCTCACGTTCGCCGCCTATTGAGGTTCCGCTATCTCGCGCCCGACATCGTCGAAGCTATCGTCGAGGGTCGGCAGCCGCGGTCGTTGACTGTCAAGCGCCTGTTGCAAGGCATTCCCTGCGCGTGGCAGGAGCAGCGGACCGCATTCAACTTCAAGCCCTGACCCTTCTATTACGCGCGCCTGTCAAAAGACTTCGCGCCTTCCTTGCTCGATTTTTCATGCTGCCGATTCAATCGCCCGACAGCAGCATCTCCGGAAAACGAGATACCAAAATTGGCCAACGGAGACAGACCCCGAGGACAGGGCCTTCGTTCTCTCATCCGAGACACGGAGACACCATAATTCCGCGCAAAACGCCCCGTATTCGCGCGCGTTTCGCGCCGAACAAGAGCATGCGCAAAAACAGGGACTGGCTGGCTGGGGCGGGAGGATTCGAACTTGCGAATGTTGCGTTCTATCCTTTTGAAACCCGACCACATTTCCGGCCGATCAGGCGAATTTGGGGGCCGCGGAGATTTTTTCGCGCAAGAGGTACGCACGGCGCCCGCAGCACCCACGCGATGTGTATCGCTTGCAGCTAAGGCGCAAACTGGCGCCGGCTCAAGGTAGTTTCTGATCTGTGCCGATTAGGCCACATCCGCAACAAAGCACCAAAATGGCTCATCATTTATTGGACTTGTGCCGCAAGAAGAGCGTGGATGGGCGCGAACGAAGAGGAGGCTGCGATGACCACCATTATGAGCAAATGCCGCGTTATCGAACCGCTTCGTATGCAGATTACCTGGG